TCAAAGAACCTGCTGCAGTTAGGCCAGCCCTGAGAGTAGTGCTGGCATACCAGTCTTGAATATAGCCCGTACCGTCGTTTCGCACGCGGAATGCCGTGTTCGGATCGCTCGCGTGATCCTGTATCACATAGGCAACCGGGACGGCGCCGGTCGGAGTAGCGGTATTGCGTCGAAAATAACCAGAATAGCTATTCGACGACATTCCGTAGACAGCATAACTATTTGTTGATGCTCCATACAGTCCATAACTATTTACAGAAAGTCCATATACACCATATCCATTATCAGACGACCCGAGAACACCATACAGGTTTGTAGATGTTCCATATACACCATAATTATTTACGGATGTACCGACTACTCCGGCCGTGTTCGTAGAACTAAAATAACCGCCATATCCATTCGTCGAAATTCCAGATACAGAGCGGTACGTCCGCCCATACACATTTAAATACAACGCATTGCTATCTGCCGTCCAGGTCGAACCATCGGCACTTGACGCTCCGAACCCAGCGCTTGACGTCGTGTCGAAAATAATATTACCGCCCGTTGGCGCAACGGAATAATAGACAACAAGCCAATACGTCGTGCCAGAGACGAGCGTCTGCGAAATTGAGCCGATCTGTAGTGCCTGATAACTCGTCGTAAGCGACCCAAACATGATCGATTGCCCGGCATCGATCAACGCACCAGGCACGCCAGCTGCATCGGCATAGAGCGCGCCCGTCAAAGTGGCCGTCAGGTTTGTCAACGTCGCGGACGACTTGACGCGAATATCGAAACTGCGAAACGCGTGGTTGCCACTCGCTGGAACTTTGACAGCGACGTATTTCGTCGCCATCGTGTAATCGGTGCCGGTCGAAGCCGATCCATCTTGCAGCGTGGAAGCCGTCTGCGAACCATAGACCGAGGCGTAGGATTCCTGGTCACACGTCACCACATGCGAGAACCCACGCGCCGCGGTAGCAGTCGATGTGAATGTCCCAGGCGATGTAACAGCCGCAACCGTCAACAGGCCGGTGCTCGCATTGAACGCGAACCCACCGTTCGTTTTCGCCTTTTGGATGCCCAGCGCGTCCGTGAAAAACCCGACGTAGCAGGTTGTGTCAGCAACCTCGTTTTCGACAGTCACTTTCGGAGTGGCCCAGCCTGGATCGTCGGCACCGGCCGCAAGCACATAGTCATCCGTGCCCAGTGGAAGTCGCGCCCATTTCGGAGTCGCGTTTCCGACCATCACATCGCCGCGCACCACGGTATCCGCCACAGTGTCCGTGTGCGTCGCAGACAAGATCGTGTGCGCCACGCTGCCAGCAGGACCAGTCGGGCCAGTCGCTCCGGTCGGTCCGGTCGGTCCTGCCCCGGTCGGCCCAGTGTGCCCCGTAGGTCCGGTGTTTCCAGTGGCACCAGTGGGTCCGGTATGTCCATGAGCTCCGGTCGGGCCGGTGGATCCGGTTGCTCCTGTCTGTCCGGTCGCTCCCGTCGGACCGGTATGGCCTGTCGCTCCGGTGCTTCCGGTCATGCCGGTTGAACCCGTTGCTCCCGTCGATCCCGTTCCGCCAGTAGGACCGGTGTGCCCTGTGTGGCCGTGCGCTCCACTTGGTCCTGTTGGCCCAGTCGCTCCGGTGCTTCCCGTCGGTCCGATCGGGCCTGTTTCACCGGTCGCGCCGGTATGGCCCGTCAATCCAGTTGCTCCGGTGTGTCCCGTCACACCAATTGGCCCTGTAGAACCAGTAGACCCAGTCGCCCCGGTCAAACCCGTGGCGCCTGTATGCCCGATTGGTCCCTGTAGACCAGTCGGTCCGATCGCTCCTGGTGCACCTGGGATGCCCGTCGGTCCCGTGACCCCTGTCGGACCCGTCAAACCGACGGGACCAGTTGATCCAGTGTAACCCGTCGGACCTGTCGCGCCGGTTGGACCTCTAACTCCGGTGGCCCCGGTTTTTCCCGTGGCTCCGGTATGCCCGGTCACCCCCGTCATCCCGGTGTGTCCGGTCTGCCCTGTATCTCCCGTTGCGCCAGTGGCACCGGTAGGACCAGTCCCTCCGGTAAATCCCGTTCGGCCTGTGGGTCCGGTGTGGCCCATCAGTCCAGTCGAACCCGTAGCTCCGGTTGATCCAGTCGATCCTGTTGGGCCTGGATCTCCGGTTGCACCGGACGGTCCGGTGTGCCCTATCGGTCCGGTCCCTCCGGTCAAACCAGTGTGGCCTGTCGGTCCGGTATGACCAGTGTGCCCATGATCTCCGGTAGCACCTGTCGGCCCTATCGGTCCGGTTGATCCGGTGACACCGCCGGAACCAGTCGGCCCCGTTGGTCCCGTCTTGCCTGGTGTGCCATCGAGCCCGCGAACAATCTGACCAATGAAACACGCATCATTGTCGTGGAAGTTCCCGACGCCATAGCTCGCGAGGCACGACACCGGATACTTCCAGTAGCCGGTGTCGTCGGTGACGTAGCCGTGCACCAAGTAGACGAGATACGAGAGATAGTCTCCGAGCTTGTAGATCGTGACCACGCTGCCGACGGTGCACTGCTGAATCCAGCTTTCGATGTTACCGAGATCGCCGTCCACATCGCTGACGTACATGTTCCCAGCAAGCGTTGGGTCGGCGTTGTCGAATGTAAAGAACCCATTCGCTGGAAAACCCACCGCGGAATCGTAATAGAAGCGCAGTGATCCGCCTGCCGCGCCCGGATTGCCAACAGCTCCTGTCGGTCCTGTCAGACCTGTCATGCCCGTCCGCCCGGTGGCGCCAGTCAATCCCGTCGCACCAGTTGGGCCTGTCCTTCCGGTTTCTCCTGTAGCGCCCGTGGCGCCCGTCTGGCCGGTCTTACCAGTAGGACCTGTGGTTCCGGTAGCCCCTGTCTTCCCCGTCGAACCTGTGGCTCCTGTGAGACCCGTATGGCCTGTTGGCCCTGTGGGTCCGGTCGGCCCTGTCCCACCGGACCAAGTGTCCAAGAAGTCGGCGATTCCCTCGATGATAGTGTCCAGCGTCTTCGGCAGCGGCAACCAAGCCTGCGCAGTCTCCTTCACCTCGCCGGTTGAGTCCGCCACGTACGCGCCGGGAGCTCCGAGTGCGATGCGCTGCTGCGCGTCGAGCGTCGCGTCCGCAACGATCTGAATCTTGGCGATAATCTGGGACTTGGTTGACACGCGTGGTCGGCCTTTCCCTCATGGCGCGAGGGCACGAGGCGACTCGCGCCGACAGCGGGCGAGAACTACTAGGCGACGGTTCCGACGAGCCAGCCGCGGATGATGTTGCCCGCGGCCCAGTCGGTGCCACCGCCGGCGTTGTCGATCGTCAAGACGCCACCCGCGACGGACGGAGCACCGGTCCAGGCGATCCGCGTGTAGTTGCCGACGGCCGTCAGGATGTCGACGAAGTACGCCTTGACCGCCGTGCACCCGAACGAGAACCGGATCTCGCCCGCGAGCACGTCCTGCGCCGTGACGGCGTACTCGAACGGGAACAGTTGGCTCTTTGACGCCGCGATGGCCGTCGCGCGAGCCTGGTACACGCCCGGCTGCCCGCCGGCGATCGCGCATGTGAGGGCCGAGCCCGCCGTGATGTCCGCCTGGAGCCGCGTGTAGCAAGCCACGTACCACCGGCCGTCGCCAGCGCCGCCGTACACCTCGGCACGGATCCGCAGGCCGATGACCGTATGCGCGTTGATGCACGCCGCGAAGGCCGCAGCCATGAGGATCGTGTCTGCCTCCTCGGCACCCGCGCTCGATCGCAGGAAGTCGTCCTGGTCGACCACAACGTCTCGCGCTTCGATGGCGGCCAGCGCGCCGGCGCCGATGCTGAACGTGTACGAAGCGCCGTCCGCCGGGCGCTGTGCCGCGCCACCGGCGTCGAATGCAATGACGCACGAGCTCGGGACGCCCTTGTCGACCACGAGGCCGGCGACGGCACCCGCGAGTGCGTTTGCCGCGTCGAGCACGTTGTCCGCCACGGTCGGGTTCGGGTAGTTGCCAGCGAGCTCTCCACCCGCCGCGACTACGTTCAGGGACAGCCGCCAGATGGCGGCGCCGTTGGTGTTGTCCGCACAGATGTAGACCAGATCGGTCGCGGTATCGACCCAGACTGATCCGACGTCGTATCCGAGCGTGATGTCGTCGACTGCCGGGTTCGGCGGAACGACCGCGGCGAGGTTGCTCAACGCGTTGAGTTGCTGCCACACGGCAGCGCCGACAGCCGGATTCTTGCAAATGAACACGCGCCGCGGGTTTGCGGTGGTGTTGATCCAAATCGAACCGACGCCATATCCAGCGCCGGAATCGGAGGCGATAGTCGGATCGGCGGCCGCCGCAATATTGTCCTGGATGACCCCGTAGGTCCCGGCACCTGTCCTCACCATCCGGCCGACCGCCGTGCCGGCGAAGTCGCCATCAGTGATACCGTTTTCCACGAGGTTCACTGCTGTCTGCAACTCGCGGATGTCGTCCCCGAGTTCACCACTGGGGTCCGAGTCCGGCGCGAGGTTCTTGCCGCCCGCGAACTTCTTGCGGTCGATCAAGGTGATGGTCATGACTTTCCTCCGTTGCTGCCGCGGACCGCCGGTCCCCGGTGTTTTACTTTTGCTGTCCGCGGCACACGAGCTTCAACGCCCGCACCGCCTGGTCGTGTCGCTGCGCTTCCGAGTTCGCGAACGACATGCTGAGACCATCCCAGACGTCGGCCGGGTCCTCGAACGTGAACCGGTACTCCCGCCCGCGCGGCGCATAATTCGTGTGCGCCGACGACAGCGTGAGTCCGTTCATGTGCACGTAGGCGGCAAACGACAGATTGGTCGTCGTGCGCAAGCGCACGTCCGTAGCCGTTCCCATGTTGTCGCCTCCGAATCACTCCGCCTTGTCCTTGTTCTTCGCGCGAGCGCCGCGCGTCGTCCGCACTGGCGTCTCGTCCTTGCCTTCGTCTTCCTTCTGTTCCTCGTCCGGTGCCGGAGCGGATTCAACCGCCTCGGGTGCCAGCCGCGGCATCGCCTTCGGGAGAGGCACCTCGGTCGGTGCCGGAAGCACCACCGCGCGCACCGGAACGCCGCCGACGCGCATGGACGTTTCCATCTCGCGCTGGACGAGCTCGTTCAGATCCTTCGCGCCAGCCGCCTCGATCACCTCGAACTGCGAGACGCCCGCGGCGATGAGCGCGCGGACGTAGGCGATCTCCTCGGGGTCGTTCACCTCGACGATGGTCGACGGCATACCGCCGATCCCCGCGGTGTAAAAGTGCCGCCGCGGTGAAACCCACGTCTTCGCGACGTGCTTCTGCTGTCGGTCGTACGGCTTCAGTCTCACGAACGCCATGCTCTTGCCTATCCCTTGTCTGGAGGTGCGGGGCGCAGGTCGCCCCGCTTCTCCGTGTTCTTCCTACTTCGCCAGGACCACGACGTTGAACTTCACCGTCGACAAGTCCGTCGTTGCGGCGACGTTCAGACCGGTCGAGCGCACGAATACTGCGAGGCTGTCGTTCGCCTTGTAGTACTCCGGAACGAACAACCCGCAGTCGCAGGGCACGATCCCGAGGATCTCGATCTCGCCCAGGCCGCAGGCCGCCTTCACGAAGTCCGTGAAGTCCAGCGTGCCACGCGTCAGGATAATGTGCGCGAGCCACATCGTCCGAATCGAGAGGCAGGTCGCGACGAGCAGCACCAGGGTGCCGCCGGTCGTATCGACCATCGTGTTCACGGCGTCGTTGTTGACGTGAACCGTGGCCTCGGTGTTGTGGAAGTTGAAGTCCCCGACGATCTCGGCCGCCAGCGTGTCCGCCGTCGCCAGGTTGGTCGCAGCTGGGGACGTGACGGTGCGCGCCGAAGCCACCGGGTGCACGTCGACGCTCGCGAAGTGCAGGTTGCACAGCGCCTTCATGGTGTTGAGGAACACCAGGCACTCGGCCAGCGTGGTCGGGGCCGCCGGCACGACGTCGTCGCCCAGCAGCCTGTGGTGATGCGCGCCGCCCGGGTACGAGGAGTCTCCGTCGAAATTGAACGCGATCGCGAAGCTCGGAGCCGACGGCTTGCCGCCAACGAACGACTCGACCGTTCCGTTTGCCAGTGTCATTTCGTTCTTCCTTTCATCAGCGCGCGACCGAAGCCGCGCAACTTTTTCGTTTCTCAATCCGCCAGGTCACGCCCGTGCCTATGTCCCCGAATGCGACTACCGCACCTGGATGTTGTAGCCCTTCACGACCGCGTCCTCTTCTTTGAAGACGAAGCCGCAGCGCAGCGAGGCGACGCAGATCCACTCGCCGGCCACGATGTCCTGGTCGGTGGCGATCTTGATCTTCCGATAGAACCCAAACACCGCCATCTTCGGGTCCATCAGGAAGATGTCCGAGCAGTTCGCGGCGACGCCGCCGGGGAACGCGTTCTTCGTGTCGCTGAACCCGTTGATCGGGATCATCGGCACGCCGAGTGGCTTCAGCGGCTCCATCGAGTTGAGCACGGTGTCGCCGTACCCGCCGACGCGGTCCGACAGCTCATCGCGGTACTGAAGCTCCGCGAGGTCTCCGGTCAGGAACGCGAAGTTGCCCTTGAAGCGGTTGTATTGCTTCGGCATCGCCTTGCGCATGTCGGTCAGCCTCGTCTTGCTGATCGGCAGGGTGTTGAAGTCCACCGTGTGCGAAACCGCGAGCTTCGATGCGCCGTCGAACAGCGCGAGCAGCGGGTCGGCCGATGTCGTGTCACCGTTGATCGCCATGTCGTCGAGGTCGACGGCGGCCTTCGCCTGGAGCATCGACATGCACGTCTGGATCAACGTGCCCTGCTCGATGTTGTCCTCGAGGTCTTCGTCGTTCAGCCGGATCTCGGCCTTGCAGAGCACCGAGGTCAACGTGACGTGGTCTGTCGTCGGCTTGATGCGGTCGCCGGCGGCTAGCGCCTGCCCGGAGACGCCGGGCCGGAGCACGTGCCCGGTGATGCCGATCTTGTCGATCACCTTCGTGTGCGACTTCATCGTCTGCACGTCGATGAGCGGCAGGAACTTCGCCTCGGCGACGACGTCGACGAGGAACTGCTGCGCACGCTCTTCGGGGAGATAGCCGCCGTCCGCAATCAGGTCCGCGACTTCCAGGTCGGCCTTCTCGATGAGCGATCTGTTCGGGGTCGTCATTTTAGTATCCTTTCTTCTGCTGTTCTTCGCGTCGCCTTTGGGCGACAACGGCTGCGAGGTCCTTCGGCCACGGCTTCTCTCCGCTGGCCGACTGCTGGACGAGCGCCTTGCTCACCTGCTCGCCGGCCGACTTCGACACCGGAGCCCCGACACCGGCACGCAGGCGCGTGGCCTCGGCGCGTGCCTGGGCGAGCTCTCCGCGGGTCTTCTCGTTCTCCGCGTTCGCGCTCGCCAGGTCGGAAGACAGCTTCTCCACCGAAGTGCGGAGTGCTGCCATGTCGGCGTTCGCCTTCTCGATCTCCGCGCGATCTGCCTTGATGACGGGTTCGGGCACTACCACCAGCGCGGGGTCGACCTTGGTCATTTTCGAGATTCCCTCGAGACGCTTGGTCACCTCCGCGAGCCGCGCTCCCAGGTTGGGTGCGTCGCTCGCCGGCGGTTGCGTGCCGTCCTTCTCCGTCGCGGGAGAGGTCGCGGACTCGGTCGGGGTCACACCATCGATCGCCGGCGGAGGCGCCGGTGGATCTGCTTTCTCTTTGGGCGGCTGCTCGAGCTTCTCGCCGCACGCCTTGCATACTGTCGCGCCGTCCTCATTCTCCGCCTTGCATTTCGGGCAGCCGATCGCCTTCATCATGAGGAACCGGCGCTGACGGTTCGCGCCGGCCTTGACCAGCGCGACCATATCGATGTCCATGTCGACGAGTTCGGTAACCGGCTTCGCGGCATCTGCCTTCTCGATCGTGCTACGCTGCGACATCATGTTCTCCTTCGAGTGGCTTGCGTGTTGCCTCGCCGCCGATACTGTAGGCTCCGATTTCTCCGGCCTTGATTTTCTTCCAGATCGCATCGTCGTTGACGCGGAGCGCGAGCAGCCAGGTGCCCTTCGCAACCTTCACCGCTTCGCGACCCTCGCCGATCGTCAAGTCGCAAGGCGCCAGGTACGTCTCGAGCACGCTCACTTTGTCGGAGCCCAGCGGCTCCCAACTGTGCATAAGATCGATCTGTCCAGACTTCTCCATCCAGCCATGAGCTGCCTTGCGGATTTCCTCGGCGGTGTAGACGTCCTTCTGCGTGTCCGGCTTGATCTCGCCTTCGGCCTTGAGCGTCGGCTCGAGCACGATACCGAGGATATAATGCTCGTCTGACTCGGCCTTCTCGACGCGCTCGATGACGCGCAACCCCTTCTGTGAGATCGCGCGATTGATGGCACGCACACCCTGGTAGACGGACATCGCGCTTTCGACGTCCGCGTGCGAGGCGCTCTTCTCTTGGTCGGACTTCACTCGGCCGACCACTGCCGTCACGCCAGCCTCGAACGGCTTCGTGCGGAACATCGAGAAGTGCTCTGGGTCGTACTGGCGAGCGCGGAACGAAACCTCGGTCTCGTCGATGGCGCTCGAGATGTAGCCCTCGTGGTCCGTGAGCCACTGCACCGCCTGGTCGCGACTGAACTTCTTGCTGTCGAAGATCACCGACTGCACCACCCACTTGCCAGATTCCGCTTCCGGCTTGCGGCCGGTAGCTGGCTTCTCGACTTCCTCGAAGATCGCAGCGCTCTGGTAGTAGGTGGCGTTATCCTGAACCGGACCCGCGAAGATCGAGATCTTGGCGATGCGCGTGCACGGGGTCGACATCTCCGGCGGATCGACTATCGAACCGACGAGCTCGCTGGCGGCCTTCGCCACCTCCTCGAGCAGTGTCAGCGCGTCCGCACCGATAAAGGTGCCCGCGTCTGACTTAAAGATGCCAACTTCGTGCTCCATGACCTACTTCTTCTTGCCGCTCTGAGCCCTCGCGAACATCTCCTTCGGTGGCAGCCGCGGTCCGGCGAGATCGCGATTCCACTTGGTGCCGTCCGACGCCTCCGGGTCGCTCTTCTCGGTATTCTTCTTGGCGATCTCGGACTTCTCCGCCGCCGCCTTCTCCGCGGCCTTCTTGTCGTCGTGCGCCTTCTTCTCCTCAGCGCTCATCTTCTCGTAAGCGGCTTTCTCCTCGGCCTCTTTCTTCTCAGCGTCCGCCTTCTCCTGCGCGGCCTTCGCATCCGCTTCAGCTTTCTCGGAGGCTTCCTTCTCGGAGGCGAGCTCCTCGTCGGACTTCTCCTTGCTCTTCTTGCCATCGCCAGCCGACGCCGCGCTGGAGATCTTCGCGGAGAGATCGGCGACCTTGGCCTCAAGCGCCGCGATGCGTGACTCGACGTCGACCTTCGCGACGACCTGAATCGCCACGAGCTCGTCTCCATTCATCGTCTCGCCGCCCTGATCCTTCACGGCTTCCATGTTGCTCGCGAGGAGCGCCAACGCCTCGGCGTCTGGCGACTTCTCGAGACGCTTCGACTCGGTCTCGCACATCGCGACGAAGTCGGAATACTTGATCGTCCGCAGCGTTGTCTTCGGCATCGTCCTGTTCTCCTCTACGAGTTGGCGGCCCACATGCGGTCCTTCGGCGGAGGCTCGTAGGCCACACCGTCGAGTGCCGCGCGGAGACCTCGGGGAACTTCGTCCAGCGCATGCGCGACGGAGTACCCGCAGTCGTTTCTCAGCGTCCCGAAAATCTCGATGGCGATTGCCATCCTCTTCTTGATGTCGTCCTGCGTTGCGCGGACCACCATCTTGCCCTCGCGTAGCGCGTCGGAACGAAAGGATCTTTTGACGGTTTCAGACAGTGAGCGAGCCACGCGCATCTGCTCGAGCGGGTCTTTCGAAAGCGCGGCAAATGCGCGGGTTGGTTCACTTCGGAAGGGCAAAAAGATCGCCATGTCCTCGACCCTAGAACAGCATGAGCCGAATTGCACACCTCTGACCGAGAATCATGGGAGAACACGTGGAGCACTGATCGTCATGCCGAGCGCGGGAACAACAAGTCGCAGCGCGCCGAGATTCCCCTCAACGCCGTTCCACCCATCGACCCATCCGTCGCCGAACGCGGATCGGAATCGAACGGCTTGAAGATCTGTCCGCATCACGATCATTCCGAGAAGCTGGTCGAGACGCTCCCCTCTGGCGATGTCCTCGTATGTCAACGCTCCGCCTGGGTTCGAAGGCGTTCGTCCAGACCAGACTGCCGTAGCGATGCGCTCGCCATCCGTGTCCATGATGTCAGTTTGTACGATCAAACCCATGCTCCTGCCATCGTCGCGAGGTAGAGTCCAACCTGCCGTGGGCAGGCAGTCCACATCGCCGCGAGAGACTCGTCCTGCGAGCCACTAAAGCGCGCGGCGGCGGCGTCCAGGTACGGAACGCACGCCTCGTCGATGATCCCGTCGGCCGTGTCAATCCACCGGCCTGGCATCGCCTCGAGCCTGAACGTCGTCTTCGCCGCCTTGCCAGGGAGTGCGTCTTGCGCGCGCACCCGTTCCGCCGCGGCGCGCGTCCGTCCGATTCCGTCGATCACCTGCTGTGTGCCGAGCATGATGTCGGCCGCAGTATGCTCGAGTGGGACTGTGATGACGCCGCGCTCCGGGTGATAGTGCGTCCCTCCCTTGCGCGAGATGAACGCAGGCAGCTCGAGGTCGTAGAGAACGGCGAGTAGCTCCGTGCTCGCGTACTGTAACGCCATCGCCCAGATCGCTTTCGACTCGAGGAACGTCACTTCGCGGCCGAGCCCGTCGAGCACCAACTCCTGGATGATTGCGATCTGAGATACGTCGACTGCGCCAGCTCCGGAATCCGCAGCGCCTCGCCGCAGTGCTGCAGCAATCTCGACAGGTGTCAACGGGTTGTCATGCCTCTGCTGCGCGATGCTAATGAAATTCTGCGCCGCGATGACCGCCGCGCTTACTCGGAGATCTACTTGCTCATCGAACGGAATCGCATCATCCCATCCTCCAGAGAGCGCGACGTTTTCGATCATGTGGACCGCCTCTTCTTCGGCTTCAGTCCTGATTCGCTGGCCTTGACTCTCTCGAGATCACCGGCTGCCACTGGAATGCGCACGGTCTTCACGGTCGCCGAGTTCGTCACCTCGACCATCAGGCTCTTGCCAGCCGGCCATGAACGTTGAACCCAAGCACCGCGCACCTCGGATTCCTGGAGCGCCAGCATCTCGTAGTCGATGCGACCTCGCTTCCCGGCTACTGGAACGAGATACTTCTCTGCCGGCGCGAGTGCGACAGGTCGCCCAGCTCCCAACTGTTTGACGGCGCCAAGAGACCGCGTGAGGTGTTCAGCGTCTTCGGGGTGCACCCGAACGAGGGAACGACGGACCTCGCCACCCTGGGTCGTTGAGACATCCAGAAATGGTGCGCCTCCAGGGATCGTGACCAGGCTCCGACTTGTGATCATGCCCTCAGCCTCGAGTCCCGTCGACCAGAGCGCCCGTCGCTCGTATTCAGACAGAGGTGTCGGTTGGTACAAACCGACCGTAGGCGGCACCGTCGGCACAAACGGTGAGCCGGATAGTACGGACTGACCTCTCTTTGGAGCCGCAAACACTTCGACCGGTGTGGTTCCATTTTGGAACAGAGCCGCCTCTTCTGGCGTCCGCGCCTGCATCCCGCCAACCGTGCCGAGCGACCTCGCTTCATAGTTGCGCGGAACCTGTACCATCTGCGTGCGCGGAACCGTCATAGACCTGCACCCGAAGTGGAAAGGTGGGCAACCTATCTTTGCGCTAAGCAACTGACCGCCCATCAGGTCGTATCGAACTTGCCCGCGATCGTCCGCGTTTCCGATCCCGCTTCGCTCGATAGTTGCGATGCGCTTCCCACCTGCACCGAAGAGTTCGTTCCCCTTCTGCCGTACGAATGGCGCCACGCTCCGAACATCTTCTGGATTCTGAATCTGCATCGCTGCGGTCGCGATGCCCATCGCCCCGTCGACTGGAATGCACATTCCATCGAGTGCTCGGCAGCACGTTGTGGTGCGATCGTCAAGCATCGCAACGATCTCGAGCATCTGGATCCCGGCCTCGGTATAGGCCGACAACTCCGAGTAGGTCCGTGCTCGAGTCAGAGCGTTTGAGGCGACAGTGTTGGCGTAGGCTTTCCCCCTCGCACTCCACATGCCCGGAACTTGCTTCATCAGGTCGGCGCCGATCTCGTAGGTGCCAAGCCCCGCGGCCAGCCCGTCCTGCACCACCTTGCGTCCTGCCTCGGTCACGGCGTCCGAACGCTGTCCAAACTCGTCCCGCAGGAACCATCCTTGCTGCACTCCGATCTGTCGGATTGCTGTCTGGTCAGGAGACGTCAGCGATGCACCGATGCGCGGAAGGAAACTCTCGCGGATCTTCTGGCGCGCGCCGTCCGCTACGGTGGTCGCCGTCAGCGTCACCTTCTGTGCGTAGCTGGGAATCACCTTGCTCACGCCGAGTTCTTTCAGCGTCTTGTTGAACGTGTCGAACACCTTCTTGATGTCCGCGCTCGACAACTTCGACCATGACAGGTCGAGTTTCTGCAGTGCCTTCGTGAGCGTCGGTTCAGTGAGTTGCCGATCTGCCCAGGAAAGTTGACCGGACAAAGTGCCGATGATGCGCCGGAACTCCATTGGAGAGCGGACGTTCGCGGCCTTGACCACCGTGCCGCGGAACCCGATCAACTGCCCGCCGGCCGGGCGTTGATCGGAAAGCCGCACCCTTTCTCGATGGACGAACAGATGGGCCCCTGGTTCTCCGACGCGTTCGACGAGCTCCACAGCGCCATTGCTGCACGCCAGGCCGATCGCCTCGAGCCGAGCTCCTTCGATGGTCGTCGACTTGCAGGCGAGACAGTGTTCTCCGTCAATCGTCGCGAACCCAGGTGGGGCAAGGGATAGAGAGTGCTGTCCGGTGGCGAGCAACGCCAGTGCGAGGTCGGGCCCCATCTCGCGCCGCGGCCAGAGAGCGACGTAGCGCGTCGGCGTCGGCGTGGAGTACGCCGCGATCATGCGCTTCTCGATCTGAGCAACTCGCGCGCCGCCTTCTCGGCTTCTTCACGAGTCATGCCGCCGTCGAACTCCATGATCGCAGCACGTTCTTCGAACTCAAATTCCAAGTCCTCTTTAGACCATGTGCTAAATTTGGAGTTCATCTATCGCTCCGGGAGCTTTGGAGGAGGCTTCACACCAGCTGCGGCGAGCGTCTCTGAGATCGGGGTCTTCGGGCGATCTGGTTCTGGCACGACCGCCGCGTGCCCATCGATGATCCGGAACCAGATCCCGCACTTCTTGCAGGTGCCGGCACCGCAGTGGATCGGCGACGTCGTTGGCGCATCTTCCGTTCCGCTCAGATCCGCGGCCGCGAACTGCAACGACCTACAGGCCGGGCAATGAAGGATGAGCACCATGGACCGGTGGCGCATCACCTCGCCGAGCGTTGGCGTTGCGCGTTTGCGCATGCTGTCCACTTCGGCGGGCAGCATCTTGTAGATCCCGTTGTAGAACGGCAGCTTCATGGTTGTCCCTGCCTGCGCCTGTATTCGTCGTGCAGCAAGCGCGTCGAGTAGGCGCGTGTCAGATCGGGGTGTAACAGCGACTTCACGATGACTCGGCCGGTCATCTCCTCGCGCACGATCTCAACGCTGTTCCACGTGCGGTCGAGTATCTGCTGCTTCCGGTCGTACTTCGTTCCTTCGAGACCCATCGCGTTCACCTTCCTGGCAGCATCTGGGACTTGGAACATCACCTTCGCGCCTCATCCCATGGCACTCGCGCGAGCCGCTTGAACTTCGTATCACCAGCCACGGCGTCACGCAACTCGCCCGGATGTGTCGATGAGGCAAACATCACACCGCGGTCCGTTCGCGCCCACGGCACGCCAGCCGCAGACAAGAACGTGGTCGCCGCCTCGGAGCAGAAGAACCGGTCATCCTCCTGCCACGGGTTTCGGATCTTGCGGCGGAGAAGTCGCCATGCAGCGAGACGCGCGAGGAATCCGAGAATGCCGATCCAGTCGTAGCCGAGACCGAGAATCAGCCGCATGGCCGTGAGCCCGCTTGAGAGATCGTAGTCATCGGCCTCGTAGCACTCGATGCGCGTGTACGGCACCGACTCAGCCGCCACGGCGACGCAACCGCGCTCGTCTGCCTGCGGTATCGTCACCCATCCGTCGAGCTCGCGGCTCTCCCAGGCGACGAAGGCGTGGTTGACGTTGCTTCCAGTGAGTTTGCGAATCGCCCATGCGAACGGACCGCGACCGGCCGTGAAGCAGAGCAGGATGCGTAGCCGAGGTACTTCACACACAACGTGCGAACCGTCTGATGGTTCTCTGTGGGTCATGGCGTGTCTCCGTCTGGCGGAGATCCGCCACCGGAGTCGGCTTCAAACCTCTTCGCATACTCGACCGCGAGTGCCTCGGCCTGAGCATCTCCAGTGGTCAACGCTTCGACCATCGCCTCGAGACGCCGCATCTTCGCGAGCATGGCGATCGGCGCGACTTCCTCTGGTGCTCCCTGCGTGTCGCCGCCGAAGACGCCTTGCTGGCCGAGACCGGCAAGTGTGTAGGCGCTTGGCTGCTTCGCCCAATCTTCCTTCTGGACGTCCGCGAGGTCGGTTCCGAGGACACCGGACAACGCGTCTCGTCGTTCGCCTGGGAGTAGGGAGGTGCCGTTGTCCGCAGTCAGCGCCGCGATGATCTCGTCTGGCGTCCTCGTCGGTGGCGTGTTCGACACGAAGCGCAAGAACCGGATTCCGATCTCGGGCATGATGAACTTGTTCACAGCCCAATCGAACTCCTCACGCTCAGGAGCGAACACCTGCTGTTCCGCTTGGTACAAGGCTGCCATAGCTGTAGCCCTATTGAGGTCGGGCGGCGTGTACCCGCGCAGGACGCTCGACAGACGGAAGCTCGATCCGATGCGGTCGCCGTTGCGCTTGTCGTACTCGCCGAACACCTGGTCCATCGGCTGGTCCGCGCGGAACGACTGGTAGGAGATCGTGGACAGCGGCATTCTGTTTGTCGGGTCGATTACCGCCGTCTGCGTGGTCTTCCCCTCGATCACAACGAGTCGGTTCTTCGAGCCAGCTCCGCGCTGTGCATCCCGTATCGCGGACTCGATCTTCTTCGCGTCCTTGTCGACGATCAGCACGCCGGGAGGAATCGTACCGTTTCTGAACCACGCGTAGTTCTGTTCGTCAGCCTCGCGACCGCCGAGCACCTGCAGCAAGTTTCCTTGCCACCTCGGTCCAGGGCAGGGCGTGCGAGCGGAGTGCCGAGAGATCCACCAGAGTTCGTTTGCCTGAACAGCGTCCGGCTCCGCCTTGAACATGCGCTCGAGCGCCTTCTTCGAATCCTTGTCCCCCTCCTCGGTGTAGACCACGCCCGACAGGTTGGAGACGATGCGCGGGTCGCCGATGCTGCGGAAGTAGCGCCATTCGCCGTTGACGTTCTGCACGTAGCGACGGAAGCGCCGCGTGATAGTGATCTCGCTGCCCTTGGAAAGCGGAGTAACCTTGTCGAGCTCCGTCACCTTGACGTTGTCCTCGCCGGTGTCGACGATCGGCCGCACCGTGTATGCGGGCACGTAGCAGAGACGCCGAGGGAAGCCGGAGCCGTCCCGCAGAATCTCGATGCAGCCCCATCCGTGCGACTCGCGATCCTCGCGCACCTTCTTCCGCAGCATGACGAACGACGAGTCGCTGACGCAACTGCGGAACCACGCGTCGAACAAATAGCGTTCGCGCCGAATGTCTGTGTCTAGTGCGTCGCGCGCCGCGTTCACCTCTTCTTCGGTGACTTCCGCGGGTTGCGTCTCTTCCGCGTTCTCATTCGTTCTCTGCGCTTCGGTCGTCGCGTCACGAGCTGTCAGCCATGCCTCGATCTCGAGCGCCGCACGGATCGCTGTCTTCGCTTCCTCGCTGTCTAGGTTCTCCATCCATGGCTCGACCACGTCTGCGTAGTGGCCGAACCCATCGATGTTCTGGCAGTACGCTTCGATGCACGGCTGCAAATGCGGAGTCATCTCGACGAACGATAGCATCGATTCCGGGTCGTATGGAGCGTCGACCGCTTGGCACTTCTGCCATGCTATCGATTCCTCCGAGATTGCGGAAAGCGCCTGCTGGTCCGAGATGTTGATGCCCACCTTGGCGCGCGCCTTGGCGAGAAGAACGCGGAGCGTGATGTCCGGCCGATCCTTGTCCTCCTTGGCCTTGGTGATCTGGTCGGCGCGCTGCTCCTCGCGTGCGGTGGGGAGCTCATCCTGGTCTTCGTGATCCTGTGTCACTGGTTCACCCCGGCGACGTTGAGCCGCGTCGTGACGCCCTTGACGCCGAGCACCGTACAGTTGAACCGCACGTAGTTGTACTGCGCTGGGATCGCCGCCTGCTGGTCTGCCGCCGCGAGGTTGGCGATCAGCGTCCAGTTCTGCCCGGCCACCGAACCCTCGATTCGCCCGACGAACGTGAGTAGCGCGTCGCCGATGAAGTCGAACCCCTTGTTGATGCACTGGCTCAGATCGATCGCCTCGCTGACGCCGACGAACACCTCGCCGTCGTGCGCTGCGATCGGAACCTCGCGTCTTTCGATTGTCGCCACGGCATCCTCCTATTGATTGAGCCCGGCGACGATCAACTTGGTCGTCGCACCCTTGGCGCCCGCGACTGTGCAGTTCGTGCGGACGTAGTTGTAGTGCGCAGCGATGGCGCCCTGCCCGCTGGCAGCGAGTGCAGCGATCGCGGTCCAGACCTGGCCCGTCACGCTGGCCTCGAGATTCGCTGTGAAGCCGGCGCCGCCGTCGCGGATGTAGTCGTATCCCTTCTGGATGCACTGCGAGAGGTCGACCCGCGCGCCGGCCGCCACGTCGCAGACCATGGGCATCAGATTCTCGACGAACGGGACTACCAGTTTCTCATGGGTCGCCATCTTCGCTCCTCTATGCCTCGGGCGCCGGTGGCGCCGTCAGCTTCTCGATCCATCCGTTCAGGAACCCGCGCTGCTCGTCGGTGAGCTCCGGTCGCTTCGCGTCGAACTGCAACTTCTGGATCGCGGAGTCGCGATCGGCGCACGGCGGCATGATGCGGATCTTGTTCATGTACGCATCGACGCTCAACTGCCGCATCAGGCGATCCACGTCGTTCTCCTTGACGCCGCCGTTGCGCGTGACGCAGCGGCAGACGATCGGGACAAGCTTCTCGAGTCCACCTTCTGTGCGCCGCGTGTAGCCGTTGATCCCGCGGCCGTAGCACCGCTTGCAGTTCTTCTTCGCCTTGCTCAAGTCGACGTCGGTCGCGAGGCGGTATCGCTTCTTGTCCTGGAGATCAATATCGTTCCCGGCCTGCGGCGCGGAGGAAAGATCGACGGTTTTTTGTCCCTCTGCTGGCGCCTCGGCCGGTTTCTGCTCGTCGTTCATCGCTCACTGTCCTTTCCCTTGTCTTCGTCGTCCAACTTCCCGTCGGAGACGTAGCCCGATAGCACCGCGGCTTTGCCTGCCCACCACGCGCGGAAGCACGCGCGGCAGTCGTGTCGATATAGCGGATGGTCGCAAAGCGACGGCGCCTTATTGGCGCGCGGCCCGTTGCCCTTGGGTATGAGGTTTGCCGATGAGCGGAGGACTCCCAGCGGGACGATCCCATGAACCACCGGGAAGTCAGGATCGCGCACAACAACCGGGACGTAGCAGCCCGCCAGATCGTCGTCGTGCTCGACGCCTTCGATAATACGTCCGAGCGCCTCGACGTCAACCTCGAGCTCCGTGCCGCCAGGCACCATCAGCGACATGCAGCCCAGCGCGTCAGCCACCGGGTCGTCGTCGCAGAGCACGTTGATCTGTTTGACGAACGTGACCCAGGACATGCCGGACAGCTCCTCGAGAAGCGGATGCGCGTGCATCTCCACGTTGATTTCACCATCTTCTGTCTTGACCTGCACGTGCCGCGCTCCCGTCGTCAGATCAACAAGGGTTCGTTCGGACATGTTCTCTCCATCGCATTATAGGCGCGATGGCCGCGTGAGTCACACGATCTCAACCGTGTCGAGTTCCGGCAATGTGCATTTTGAGCAAAGTCTCTCTGTCGGGGCGGCCGGATTTGAACCGGCGACTTCGGGCGCCCAAGGCACGCGTTCTTCCTGGCTGAACTACGCCCCGAAAGCCTGCCCACGATCCGTCGTCGTGCGGCCCTGGTGCGTTGCCTTGTCCCTCCGATGGCTGTATCGCCTCGGCGCAATCCGCGCCGGGAGGCGCCCATCGGCCAGTGAGAGGTCGCCGTGGGAAGAACCAACGCATGAGCAACGCGATGATGCCGACACCGATGGCGATGCCGACGACGCTGCACACGACGATGATCCCGGCGACTTTTGTGGTTTCGAGCATCACCGATCGGCCGCCTTGAAGTAGGCGTTCCATGCCGCCATGATCGCCGTCGTCATCCTGCCGATGTCGCCGATGTCCTCTTCTACCGCGTGGTTCGCGTCGGCCATCGTGGTGAACAACCGACCGCCGCGGAGCATCTGCGTGGTGCCGTCGTTGTAGGCCACTATGATTCGCGGCTCTTCGTTCTCCTTGCACCCGCAGGCAGATGCGACGGCGTCCGCCATGGCCTCAAACGGGATGTTCTGCACGCAGAGCACGAGGCACGGCTCGAATTCCACCGGGGTTGCCTCACCGATCCGCACGTGTGCGTTGCGGTAGGCCACGAGCTTGTCGCCCATCTGCAACTTCGCCGCCTGCTCTCGCGTGATCATCGGTTCTCCTCCTTGGGTTCGTTCCACGTGAGCGCCTCCACTGCCGTCTTGAGTCGCTTGGCAAGATCGGAGGTAGAATTCTCGTGTCCGCCTCTCGTGATCATCTTCTCGAGCTGCTTGCGGATCTTGTCGACGCGCGCCAGTTCCGATCTGCCATCGCGGATGCCGCGGATCCATGCGTTCGCCTTGTTCACGCCGGCCCGGTTGCGCTGCACCTCGAGCGTCTCGCCTGCGTACTCCACTCGGTACATGTCCAGGACAGCGATGTCCGTCTCGGTGCCAGGAACCGGGATCTGCTTTGACGTCTTTGTCCAGATGCCGGCCCGTGGGCGCTTCACCTTGGGCTTCGCGCCAGCAGTCGCTTCATCATTACCGCCGAGAGTCTTATTTGCCTTCGTCATCTCTCCACCTTTCCCTTCTTTGCCTTCTAGTCCACGTCGTCGATGAAGTGGTAGTTCTCGCGACCTGGCTTTCCTATTCTGTTCACGTTGACGATCGTCGTCCTTTGCTTGCCTCCATCCCATTCTATTTTTGCGAACGGACTCGCCTTGATGTTCAAGATCGTACCCTGCCGCTTCGGCGCGCGTATGTCGTTCGACGCGATGCGCAGACCAACAAAACGTCGTTCCCTGCGATTGGTTGGTGGACTCCCGGATTCGAGAATCACATCCAACATCTCGCCGAGCCATGAACGCATGTAGTCGATGTGAGATCGGATGACCGTTCGCGCGGCATCATCAGAATGGAAGCAATAATCCGCGCGGACACGCATCGTCGTTCCCGTGTCCTTCCACGCAATGTCAATGCTGTTGTCCGGCGGGTTCTCTCCTTCGCTTCCGTGCATACGAAGCACAAGAGCTGGCACGATCTCGAACGGGATTTTGCACAGCGTGTACGGGGTTTCCTGAATTTCGCCCGATCGCAGGCAGAAGATCGTATCGCCTGTCTTCAACTTCGCCATCGCTTTGAACGTGATCACCTCGGCACCTCCTCGATGAACCGGTACCCGCGAGTGCGGGTCTTCCCGTCGTCGAAGACCATGCTTCGCTTGATGCGCGTGATGGTTCCTCCTGCCCATTTTACGATGACGTGTGAATCACCACCGTTCTGAGTCGAGGACGGTCCGCCGATGCCGACGATCGTTCCGACTCGCTTCCAGCCGCGGTTGTCGTTGTCTTGGATCTTCCGACCGATGAGGTTATCCATTTCAAACTCGCCTTTCCCGGAGCAGAGCTCCGTCAGATCTTGTACCTCTTTTTCGGGACCGTGTCTTGTGTTTTCGCAGCCTGGTATTGCGCCAACACCACGCGGGCTTTGGCGACTGCCATCTGCCAGGCGTCGACGAGGTCGTCGTGCTTCCCGAGTGGAAAGTCGATCAACTCGCTGGGCAGTGATCCCCGGTTCGGAGACCATGCATCATCATCCGGGTTGAGGTGGTGCGAAAAGATCACCTGCCCTCCTTGGAGCATCGGCGTGACCTCCATGAGTCGCAGCGACTTCGACACTCTAGGCCGGATGATCTCGATGTGCCCGGCCATCTCGGGATGTGCCTCGATCGTCCATTCGGCGAGCGTAGACAACCCTGCCTTCTCGACAACCACGCGGAACGGGCGATAGTGCCGCCACTCCTTGAAGACACGTTCGGCTTGATCCTTCACCGTGAGGCGATCGTGCCAGGCATCGATGACGTAGATCTTCTGCGACAAGGGATCGGCAGCGACAACGCACCCGGCGGTGTAGTCCTGATTCTTCCCACCGGTAGGCGCATCCGCCGTGTCGTACGCCGTGATGTAGATCAATTCGTCGCCGTGCGCGATGAACTCGGGGTTGTTTGCCAGGCGTTCGTATTTCAGCCAGGTCGACCGGATCATCGCCGAGTCCACGTCGACAGCCTGGTTCCGGAACGCACGGTTGAATTCCACGCTGTCGTTGATCTCGCGGTAGCGTTTCAGGAGTTCCTCAGTGCTCCATTTCTCAGGCCACAGGGATCCGAATTGCTCGTCGACCGCATAGAACAACACCTTGTATGCCGGGTTGGCCATGAGCAGATGTGAGAGATCCGAGTTGTGCGTCGTCACCCCAGCCACGTCGAAATAACCGGTTGATGTTGCCACATCAACGACATCACCGGACCATTCTTTCTTCGTGATCTTCTTGACGCGCATCCACTGCGCGTTATCTCGCAACACGACGTCGTGCGGGGTTCGACGCTGCCGACGCTGCCACGGAATTATCTCGGCACCGATTGTGGTCAACACCTCGTCGGAACACCGCACATCGTAGAAATCTTGAGCACCCTCGCGCGGACTTCTGTATACGCTTGCCGGCACGCCATAGACGGATGGGATGATGCGCTGCAAGGTGTAGGCGAGATGCGGTGATGTGGTAGAGAAGCGAGCGGCGCGCGCGGACAGCTTGACGCTGTGCGATCCGTCGCCGTTCCAGTAACCGAGCATCCACGCATCGATCAAGGGACGTGGGAGATCGATAAACCACGACGGCAGACGGATGTTTTCGGCGAGCTTCCCGAACGTCGCCACGCACCAATCAGAAAATGCGCGGCAGGAAAACTGCACAGATGTGCCATGCGGGATTGGGTGTATCGCGGCGCGGACACCGAGTGTATTGCGCGCGCATATCGCGGCATCATCTGCAAAGCGTCGCTCTTCAGCATTGTGCCCAAACGACAAGCGTACGGCGTGATTGTCGGCGTTGATGTCACCTTCAGCGCAGTAGTAGCCACACAAGCGCCAGAACTCGATGTCAGCACCAGGTGCGCGCTTCAATTTGAAACCTAGTACCCCTGGTCGCAGTCCATGACGCCGCACCAATCCGCTGGTCCACGACTTCCCGCTGTAGCCAGCTAACTTCGCGATCGTCTCATAGGAGATGCCCTCGTCGATGAGCGCCTGGACCCATTCGAGAATGCCTTCACGTCGCGGCCTTTGTCGCGGTGATGTGGGACGCGCAGCACGGACCGGATCGGGCTGCGGCCCGATTGTCAGCGCCTCCCTGTCGGTCATAGTATGTGGATCGTCGAGGTTCAGCCGCAGCCAGTCACCGACTCGCAGATCTCCTGCCGCAATGTCCCCGCGCTGCGTCGGCCAGCGGTGTTCCGGTGTGCAGCGCAATGGATCTGTCATGCCGCCGACGCGCATCGAAACGAGTTTGCCGATGTACTGTCGACGCGTTACAGCGTGAGAGCACTCCCACAAGTTTGAGCCGGTCCGCAGTCGAGTGCTGAGCGTAACGGCGCCAGCCTTGATGATGCCGTTCGCAGTCATTACAGGCGCGTCGACAGGCAAGCACTTGTGCCAGAGCGTGCAGATGTACCAGATCCGCCCGCCGGGCTCGAGGAGGTTGGTCCAGTCCGACTTCCACGCCTGCTTGATACCCTCGCGCATCGCTGGCATCTCGAGTGCGTTGCGTCGGTCGACAACGTCGTCCGCGATGAGTAGGTCAGCGCGTCCACCGGTAGCCGTTGACCCGATGCCCAACGCCTCTACGCTCGCGTCGCGATGCATGGCGTTGCGCCTCACTACTATCTGATGCTTCGACCATGACCCTCGTTCGGCCGGTTCTAGGTTTGGGAACACCTCTCGCACTCGAGGATTCTGTTCGATGTGCTGAACGATTTCGAATAGCCTCTCCTTCGCCTTGCCGTCGCTTGCGCAGACGATCTTGATCCGCAGATCTGGGTTGCGTCCGAGTTCCCAGATCGCCCGGCCGACCACCTGCGTCGTCTTCCCGGTGTCTCGGCAGCAGATGATCAACAACCTGTCGTGCCGATCCATCCCGTCCGCCCACTCGTCATGAAACCATTGTTGCGAGAATCCTCGGCCGGAATCGTCCACGAACACGTACTCCATGAACGCGCCAAAGTCAGTTCGTGCCAACCGTACGTGCGCTGCGTGCAACGCGTCGAGCCGATCCCGCGCCTCCATCACTGCCGAGATCGAATCGGCCGGGTGGTCCGGCATCACAACTGGACCGACCCGCGGCAGACGCCTCACTGGGGGACGGTAGCGTTCGTGAAAACGCTCAACGACATGACCTGTCGACGCTTCATTCATTCGGAGTTGTCCGTGTTAAACACATGGAACATTCGGCGTCTATCAACCTCGGTGTCTCGAAATTGGCGGCTGGTACCTCAAAAAACGGTTCACCTATACCGCTTTGCCGAATTTTATTCACTTGTCCTCCTCACTCGAACGCTTTCAGGTCGTGCTTGATGAGGTGAGGATGATTGCCGAGAACCTCTCTGGCTTTCGTGAGAAAATAGCGCCAGTCCATGGTTCCCTGCAGTCGATGGTTGTTCAACTTTCCGACCTTGATAAAATCAGCGTGCGGCTTGACTGCCGAGATCGCAGCAAGCGCCTCATCGATGTCGACTACTGGCTCGATACTGACCCATGTCTTAATCCCGAGATCGTGCGCCTCCTTGAGCGCGCGAAAACGTTCTTCGATTGTAGGTGCGCCAGGCTCCCACTCTTCTCGAAGTTTTTCAGACAGGAAAATTAGAGTAGTTCCGAGTTTCCAGTCGTTTCGTTTTAGAATCGCAGCGCTGGCATCGAGCGCGAGGCGAGGATTTTTTGTGAGCACTTGGACGCGATGTCGGCACTGTTCGGCGATCGGCAGAATCTGCTTCATGATGTCCGCGCTCTGCTGATTCATGTACGGGTCCGAGGCGAAGCTGAATAGGATTTCTCGCGGGTCGTTGATTAACTTCGCTGCGTCCTTGCGATATTTCGAAACGACATCCGCCTTGAAGCGAGGCTCATTCCATTTGTTCGGGTCGACCCGAAAGGCACCCGGCCCATAGCAATAACGGCAGTTGTGTGTGCAACCGACAGCGAGGTTGCAGGCGAGCGGTGAATACTCTAGAGCTCGACCCTTTGGTTCGTAAATCATCATCTGGTTTTCCTCCTTGTTGGCTTTTTCTAACCTTCACAAAACTATATCACGAACCAACAAGGTTGTCGACCGTTTTATTCGTTATCATCTCTGGTTTATCCTGAGGCCTAAGTACCTTGTAGGCACTCCTCCACCAAAAGCCGAGCGCTCTGACTCGGCGGCGTACTCGACTTCGAACTTGTCGAGCATCCCAGCCAGAATCTCCCCAATGTGCTCGGCTGCAAGCCATCTTCGGAAGGTGACCGGCACCTCGAAATCGATGCCGAGTGCCTTGATAGTTTCAACCTGAGGTCCGCCTGGTCCTTTGTCTCCAAACGTCAAGAAAATCGTTGTCGGCTTGCGAATGAATTTCAACGCTGCTGCAAGATGTCTAAACGGGCTTCCATAGGTGTCGATGTCGATGACGTCGAAGCGTGCACCGTTCCCTCTTTGCAAAAACTTCAAAGAGTCCGCGTTCAACGTTCCTGGAATCTTCTTCATGTCCAAGCCGAGATACTCGATCTCGAAATCCTTCCGGAGTGCCTTCCAGATCTTCTGCTGCCCAGCGCAACAATCGAGCACGGACGGCTTCGTGTCCTTGTGATACGCCTCAAGGAGGTGTCGGCGGAGGGCGACCTTCGAATCAAAATTTCCATTGTCTGTTTTCTTTGGTCGCTTGCCCTTTATCATGACTTACCACATTCCGTCGTCGTGTACATCACAATGCCGTTGACTCTTCCGACCTCTTCCATCTGCACCTGGATCTCATTGTACCGAGCCTGCTCGATACCGACGAGCACCCAGACTCGTTCGACCTTTCGAATATCAATCTCCTTGATGTAGATGTCTCTGGTGTTGCTGCCGGCCAGCTCCTCGATCACTTTGTCTTCGAATCCGATGGCGAGGAAGTTCTCTTCTTGGCCGAACTCCTCGATCAAACTATTCAGAGCTGACTCGTCCCACTCGGCAACGACTTCGGACGTTCTGTTGTCCGAGATGTTGAACCCAATTGCTCGAGCTCTGTCATCATCCACCCATACGACAGGGATCTGTTTGCCTCCAAGCTGCTTCACAGCTAGATATGTTTGATGTCCAGCCTCGATCATCTTGTCCATCCTATTCACGACGATGGGTTTGCGGATCCCGTATTCTAGGATGCTGGTGATGAGCGGCTGCAGGCTGATCGTCGTTCTCGGATTCCGAGGATCTTGCAGCACATCTCCGATGTCGATGAGTAGTTGTTCGAGATCTTTCGCGACATATACACCGCCTCCGACACCCACTCCACCGAGCATTTCGCGTATCTTCTTCTTCATTTTGCGACCTCCAGCCTTGTCATCATCTTCACTTTCCACCCGCGTCAGGTTCATGCGCCTTGATCGCTGGCCTATTCCGCAACGCGCGTTCCGGCTTCTCCCCGGTCTGCGCATATGCCAGCATCTCGTCTACCGTCCACCCATCCCACTTGTCCGGACCGCGCACCTCCACCGTCGCGTCGGCCACACCCAGCGTGCGCTCGATGACCCGCTGCGTCGTTTCGAGTTGCTTGGCGAGCTGATTCGCGTCGAGCTCGGCCGGGTCGAGGTTCTGCACCCGCTTGGCGACTCTGAGCAGGAACGCCCTGGCCGCGGTCTGCACGTCACGCCTCGCCTTCACGAGCGAGTAGTCCTCAGCCATCTGGGAGTTGCGCTGAACCTGCTCCCAGCGTTCCCGCAGCGGCCGAAGGTGACGTGATGGATCACCTTTTTCTATGTAACGCTTTGAAGTTACAGCGTTGATCTTGCATACCCGCGCTACATGAGCCACCGTCTGACGGACGCAAAATGCCTCGTACATCGCGTTGTACGTTTCGATCGACAGGATCGACGTTGTAGGGCCACCTTTGCCGCGGTTCCTCTTGCTCTTTGACTTTGGTGCCGATTGTTCGGTGGTAGTCATTCATCCACTTCCTTGTTTGTTTGGAGCGCCGTGGTCGGACTTGAACCGCCCTCTCCTGACTGGAAGTCAGGCGCATCGACCGCGATGCTAACGGCGCGTTTGGGATACGGTTTTGACAATGTGAGAATACGCTCTCTCATTTTAGAGTCGAGCGGCATGATGTATTTATGCTTCCAAAGTATTTTTGTGTTTTCAAATCCAAGCAATTTCCCAAACTTGGCTGATACGGATCTTTTGTGTACCTGTTTACCTCCAATTATTTTTGCACGTTGAGGATTGCTTGTCCCAACGTAAATACAGTTCATGGCCTGATAGATGCCACCATGGTGTCCATGATCAGGATCAGCATATGAAATAACCAATTTTATTCCAGGTGATTTCCTTTTTAGAAATTTGAGTGACAAAGATGCGATTCGTGATACTGTTGATATGTGCTCTGTGAGTGCTATCCGAGTAAGTTCACAACATTCTAGTTGCGTGAGCCCATATGGATTCCCAATATGGTTATTGGCACCGCGGGAAAAGATAACAACACCTATAAATTTTTCTGATTCCCATGCTCCAACATAGATTGCTTTCCCGGGTGGCATGCTCTTTGAGTAGTGCCAATGCATCACGGCATATTTTGCCGCCTCATAGCTGCACCAATCCAACCGGAGCACCGGCCTTTCAAACTGTAAATCCATGTCCACACTTAGGGCATGTTATTAGAGCCTTCTGATCGAGACATCCCTGCTCATCTTTGCTGACCGGCTGGAAATCTGGTGTTGACAATTCCTTCAACAGTTCGTCGAGGTCATCACCGTCAAACCCGGTGCCTTCCAACGTGCCGGTCTGCTCCGTTAGTTCTTTGAGTAATTCCATGAGGGCCGCGTCATCATCGTGCCCGAGACGTGTCGTTCGATTGTCCACGAGCATGATCCGCTTCGCCGCAACGTCATCGACGTCCACGACGATCGCTGGGATCTTTTCGAGTCCGCACTCCTTCGCCGCCAACCATCGGTGTTTTCCCGCAATGATCAACCCCGTCGACTTCTGCACCACCACCGCGCCGTAGAATTGATTCGCGTGGATGCTCTCAACCACCGCGCCGACGTCGCCCTGGTTGACGTTGCGCGGATGAGGCTTCACAGCGTTGACTTCCAGCAAGATGTATTCTTGATCCACGACGCCTATCGGTTTTCCTTCCGCCTTCTTCGCTCGCATCACAACTCCTTCTCGACTTCCTTCGTTCGAACGACAGGCGCGCGTCTCTGCGCCGGCCCCATCGTAATCCACTCCCATTCCCGGCGCCGTTTCGCCGACTCGAGATCGAAGCGAGCCCCGTACATCCCGATCCCAGCCGACTCAATTGTCAACGCGCATCGGCGGCAGACGGCCTTCAGGTGGACGAAGCCTACCTCGGTGCCCTCGGCGTCCGTGACATCCGTTACCGTCATGCCGAAGTAGCAACGTGGGCAGTCCGTGTCCGTTTCCTCGATCGTCATGCAGGACCCACACCAGTACCCCCATTGATCGTCTCCGGCACCGGGATCAGTCTCTGGCTTGTACCAGCGCACGAGATCGAGCGCCTCGAGTCCGCAACCAGGACACTTGCCGAGCACCTCTCCTTGCGCCGTCGCGTCCGCTACTGCATCTGCCCATAGCTGGGTCGGTTTGTACAATTTGCACAGGCCGTGCCACCTG